CGATCATTTGAATCGAGCGTGCAACTGTGGGCACAGATAAGGCCAGTTCTTGCGATGCCCCGACGGAATACGTGTAGAACTGACCCACCTGTGCGGCAGATCCTGCTGCAGCCTGTACGGGAGCAGACGCGAACGCTGGGGTCGCGTTTACTTTCTTGCTTCCGAAAAGAGCCATCGCTTCGGAGTCTCGCAAACTATTTTTCAGTTGTCTACTAAGGTCAACCGAAAGCGAAAGCTGCTTTGTTGGAGGTCTTGGGTTTTGATGCGAGCATCATTCCCCAGACTGCACAGCGAGCTAACTCAATCGGGCCGGGCGACTTCTGCGAGCTGAGCACGACAGTTCCTCCCGTTTTCACAGCGACGCTTCGAGCCATATGTTCAGCAAGAGCAAGGTCACCAGTGTGGCGAACACGATCCTCAACGATCATTGCTTTCGCTGACGAAGTCCACTTCAAGAGCTCCGCATATCCGACAATGGTCATCCGCCGGCGAAGGTCAGGAGGGCAATGAATTTCTAGTGATGGGGTGCAAGCAAGTTTGACTTGTGGGTCGCCCATGATGCGCACGACTTGTTCCCACATTTGTTGGGCTGATTCCACGACGAAGGCTGTCGTGACGATGACGCGATCGCCGTCAAACGCTGAACCGATTCCGATGTACCGCGACTCGTCAATGCTCGAGTCAATGGTAAGCCACTGGTACGCCGGCATGGGTTGGTCGGAGACGCGTTCGGCCCAGAGCGACAGTGGAAGCCATGCACTGTTTGAGTCAATCCATAAGTTCAAATGTCCACGAATGAAGGCTTGCCGATCGGGTGAGTCGTAGGCCAGCTCGAGTGCTTTCATAGTGATCGTTGTCCCGAGCGCAGGGTTGGCCCATCCCCAATATCGCCGATCCTCTACTGAGACTGAGCCGACGTCAAGTGACCACTCGGCGAAGTACAGCGCGGTCGGTTGGCCCGAGTCAATCGCTGCCATACCTTGTTCTCGTAGTTGTTGGAGCACTGTTGAACTCTGGTCGCCAGCTGTACTGAAGAGCATCATCATCGGGTTCTTGACTGCGATCTGTGACGGCCTGAGAGCTGTGAATACGACCTCGGGGCTGATGTCCCACACTTCGTCAACGAGCAGGACTGTTGCTGTCATACCGTGAGCGTGAGCAGAAGCTGCGACGACCGAGATTGACGATCCGTCTGGGAAGTTGATTCGCTCGTCACCGTTCATCCAGCGAACCTTGCAATCAAAGTTCTCAAGGTCGCGCACGACATCACGAAAGAGGGCCATGCTTCGACGCTTTTGGTTGGCAACGATCACGATTGATTGGGGCTCTTTTCGGACTGCTGCATACTCGGTCGCCATGAAGCCGGCGACAGCTCTCATCACAAGGCTCTTACCGTTCTGACGTGCAGTGCTGACACAAGCTTCACGGAACACGAAGTCACCGTCAGCGTCCACAGTCAGCGCGTCGTTACAGATCCGCTTTTGCCACTCCATGAGATCAATGCCAAGGACGCGCTTTGCCCAAGCGGTCAGGGCAGGGCCGAAACTCTCGCCGGCAGGAACAGGCGTGACCAGTCTCGGCTCGATCCGTCCCGATGTTGGAATATCCGACTCGGTTCGGCTCGGTTCAGGTCGTTTCCGACTGGTCGAGGGTATTTCCGAGTGGGGGCTCGGGGTGTGTATTTCGTCAAAAAAAGAAACATTTGTGGCTTCGTTGCGTTTTTGCATTCTTTGGGCGGTCTTTTGGTTGACATATCGTGCGCCTCTGGACGAGTTGCATGACGCGCATGAGGGGACGAGGTTGGACGCGTCGTAGGGATCTATGCCGGCGTCAATCTCTATGACGTGATCAACACTGGTTGCTTTGACTCGTTTGCCTTTGAGTCGACACCAGTGGCAGTCGCTGTCTTGCTCAAGGATCTGCTTGCGCAGCTCTCGCCATTGTTTGGTGTTGTAGATGGGGTTACCTGCCATGGATCTGCATTCCGATGAGGCATCCGCACTTTTCTAGGTCTAGGCCCTTGATGACTTTCCAACCTGTGTCGCGACATTGTCCACAGGGCGTGTGGTCTGCTACTTGAGAAAGCAAACCGATTCTTTCATAGTCTTTAGTATTTAGTTCTTGATATACATCGGCATTATCCCCATCAGGATTATCCCCACGAGGTGTGACCTGCGGTGATGTGTTTCTCACAGGTTTATTCACAGGCTGTGGGATGTCGTAGACGAGGGTGTCGTACTGCCATTTCCCTGTCTCGTCTTGGTATCTCCTGCGCTGCACATAGCCGGCGCACTCAAGCTCTGACATGGCGGTTCGGACAGCGTCAATCCCTTCCTTCTTTACAGTGCTCAGATGCCTCGTAGACGTTCTCCAGTTGTCGGGCTTGCTCAAGATGTAGATCAGGACTGCGGTGGCCTTGAAAGTGATCCTGTGGTCGTCAATGATGCCGTTCCTGATCTGAGTCCAATTTGACTCAGGGCGAGGTGCTCTGTAGATGCTCATACGATGTCGTCCAGTCTGACGCGTTTCCCTGCCCGATAGGGCTGATAGCCGGCGACAGTACCATCCACGATGACCTTGACATAGCGGTCAAGATGCTGATCTTGGTTGAGGAGCGTCATCACGATGTGAGGGTTGGTGTGCAGCTCTTTGGCTTGCTTCTCGGTGAGCACTCGGGCCGATCCGACTCGATACATACAGATCACTTGATACTCAATCATGACCGAGCCTCAACCAGTGACCGTCAATCAGAGTCTCGGCAAACATGACACTTCTTGAGCGCGCTTGAATGAAGATCCCGTCAATGCTCAGATACTCGCACTCAAGGCCACCTGTGCGAAGAGCGAAAATGTGGATGTAGTGCCGATTCGGATTATCCGCGTCCCCTGATTGGAACAGGACTCTTAAGGGTCGGATGGGTTGCATCCAGTCTGTAAATACATTGTCGGGGTTCATTGGGTTGGTTCTTTCTCTTGTAGGGACTTGAAATGTTTTAATGCTGCACTCGGTGGAGCAAGCTGTGAGATCGCTAGGTCATAGCAGTCAGTGTTGAAATAGCGACCTGTCGGACTAATCAGGCCGTTCTCGTCAAAGTTCATCATCGGATCGCCTTCAAGGTGCAAGGTTGCCATCCTGAAGAACTTGTCCCACGAACATCCACCAAGAAGCCAGACGCACTCAGGTGAGCCGGCGACAAACTGGACGCGATTGAAGAAGAAGAAGTCAGACTTCTCGGTCTCTTTCTTTCTCGCCCCAAAATTGACCTTGTAATTCATCTCTGGAGCAGTAGAGCATCTCTGCGTTTTCACTTCGATCGTGTGGCCTGAATGAAGTCGGATGTCGCTCTTGTTGCTTTGATGTTTGTAGGCAAGCAGGTCGTTATTCCAGCAGTAGTCAATGACAGCGATCTCACCAATCGCACCAAGTAGCAGATGTTCCTCTTTGTAGTCGGCGCGTTTCTTAAAACTTGCGCCATCCACGTCTTGAAGTAATTCGTTTGCTTCAAAGATGAGACGGTCGGTGACTTGCACTCGAATCATCAGAACGCTTCTCCCTCGGTCATCTTCTTCGCTTTCAGATCGGCGACCAGCGACTCAAAAGCGAGACGACCAGACGGAACCTCGCCGGCATAGCCGAGAGCCCTGAGTAGTCGCCTTTGACCTTCGGATGCTTCCCAAGGCTTCACAGGCTTTGAGGATTGCTCTTCCTTCTGACGGTTGATCACTTCCTCCAGTGAGGCCATCTTGGGGAATGACATCATGAGCCCTGCCAAGCGTCCGAGACATGAGGTTGACGCGTTCATCTGCTCGCTGTCTCGAGTGAAAGAGGTTTTGCCCGGATAGGGCTCAAAGCAGGTCGCTTGACATGGGATCGGGTCGTCAGGTGTACGCCATGCTTGCATCGTGACACTGATGAAGGTCTTGTCGCCGATCGTCACGATCTCTGGACGGTGTTCCTTGATGCGAAGCTCAGGCCACTTCTCTAGAAGAGCTGCAAAGCGTGTCGGGACATCCACATAGTTACTCAGATCCATAGCGTTCAGCCTCCTCAAATCGGTTGATCGCTAATGTCATTGATAAAAACGGATCGTTTGCAGGCTTGTAGAAACTGACAAGCTCATCGTAGAGATCGCTTGCGATTCCTTGCCAGAAGCGGATGCGTGTGTCTCTAATCTTCAGACGGAGCTCAAGGTCGGCGATGTGCTTCTCCTGCTCTCTGATCGTCTGAACCATACCGTCGGGGTCGTTCATGGATAATCCTTCCTAGTGGGATAATCCGCACCTTACTTGATCGGTGTGTCAGAGATGAGCATTGCTCGTCGCTGGTTCTCTGAAGTGCCTCCCCAAATGCCCGGCAGAGAGCGAGCCTCAAATTGGAGCGCATAGTTGAGACAGTCTGCGATGACGGGACACTCTTGACATACAGCGACGGCTTGACGGAGGTCGTGCCATGCGTTCGGGCCTTGCTCTGGGAAGAACCAGTCAACGGGCAGATCACGACAAGCAGCTTTTTCTTGCCAGTCTGGGCGACTCAGCATGAGATGCTCCAAGGTTGCCATCCACACTTGCCAGCTTCTTCTCGAGCGTTCCACAGTAGGAATGCGAAGCGAAGGTTTGATGATGGGATTGCCATGTCCTCAAGTGTCCAGCCCATCTCGGAAAGCCACTCTTCGTGGATCTGGTTGATCTGAGTCAGGCCGTGATCTGATCCATTGAAGACTTCTGAATCGGCTGAGATTGACTGACAGCGCGATTCCTTCCACATGACGCGACCGAGGGTCTGCAGCACTTCTGTCCTGTTGGGCCAGCCCATCTCTACGGCAAGCGGAAGCCATTCTTGACACTTGGTGTCAGGATCAATCTGGGCGAGCTGTACGACCGTCGTAGTGGTCTCTACAGGCTCGTCGTAGATCGTGGCGTTCTCTTCTGCGATCATCTGAGCGATCAGGGCTTCTTGGTCTGCGATCTGCTCATCGGTCAAAGGAACGATCTGGACGGTCTGAGGAACTTTGACAGTGGTCTGTGGCGGTGAGTCACCACCTGATCCGAAAATCACGACCAGACTGAAATACGCAAAAGCGACGAACGCTAGGAACTTGAACGGGTGCATTATGTGCCTCCAGTGTCGGGGCTCAGCTTGTGCTGTGCTCTCTTGGCTGAATCAGTTGACCGAATCAGCGACGCGATGTCAAGTCACTTGGAGAAGATGCGTGTAAACGCTTCCTCAACAAACTTCGGATTATCTGCCATCAGTGGCGAGATTTCGACGTGTACCCAATCGGCTCCGGGCGTGCCACCATTGCGAGAAATTGTCCACTTGAGCCAATTGTCGCGCGAAGAACGATATCCCGCGCCCCACTTGTCAGTCGGGAACGGTACGCCTACTCCGTCGTAGGAATGGATCTCTTCAATGTTCAGATCGTCGCGATGCTCAAAAAGAAACTCCACAAGAGCCTTCCGTTGAGCCTTTGTACCTTTGAGGTCTGTCGCTCGCCATGTCGCATGGACGGAGAGCTGCGGGCCTGAACGCATCGGACGGTTTGCATAGATGCCAATGTTCTTGACACCGAAAAGGTACTCACAGAACTCGACAAATCGCTTCGTGCCGGCGCGTGGTGTGGGATGGTTGCCGTCGGTGTTGCCTGTGTACGGTCTAGGACTCATCTTTGTCTCCCTTGTCTTTGAGGCCGTTGCTGGCAAGGATTCCTGATAGTGCTCCGGTGAGGAAGAGCATCATCGGGGATAGGAGCGACCATGCGCTTTCATCGTTTGGTGATACTTCAAGAGGTTGAATGACGAATAGCAGGCCGTAGAGCAATGAAGCTGTGGAAATGACGAAGGTTGCCGAAAGTGTGATGCCGACGATGAGAATGAGTCTGGCCTTGATCTCTGAGTTGGTGTATTTCTTCACGGGTTGCACCTTGTGGCTGAGGGATGGGTTTGGCAGTTGTCTCGAGTGCGGTCATTGCATCCTGTGACGACGAACATGAGGACGACAGCGAGAGCTGCGATCACCGCAAGAGTTTTCATGCTGGTCGCTCAGGGTCAGGTCGGGGATCGGTCAGTTCGCAGTCTTGGTTACAAGTTCCGCACTTGATCGGGTCGGCGAATCCTTCACAGTTGTAGAGGATGTCTAGTTCAATGCATTCAGGATTTTTGCAAGTTGCTGAGATCATTAGTTCACCTGTACATATCCGGAGAGTTCAAGATAATCGTTGACTCCGCTTGTGAATGGGACGGTTGAGGACACGGCTGAAGTCCAAGTGACATATGTGCCAGAAGCGGTCTGAGCATAAACGCCGAGGCTGGTGGTGGAGTTGAGAATGACCGCTATGGCGTAACTGTTAACGCCTGAGTCAATCATTACTCCATGCATTGACGGAACCCACAACATCGTCGGCGTGCCTGTCATTACTCCTGAATCTGGGACAGTCAGAGACGGATTAGTGAATGATCCGCCAGTACCCAGAATGGTTTTGGTTCGAATAAAGAGGA